CCGAACGGGGTCGGGGCGGTTCCGTCGGGGTAGCGGATGTGGCCGTGCAGCATGCCGGTCTCGGCGTCGCGGCGGCCGTAGCCCTGGAGGTGCTTCGTCGGGTCGGGGATCGTGGTCACTGGCCACCGTCCAGCGGGGGCATGTCGTGCGGGATGCGGTCCGTGCGGTGCAGCGGCGACTCGTGCGGGTCCTCCAGCCCGAGCCGCTTCCAGTGCGTCGCCTCGGCGCGCTCCACCGTCAACTCGTCCAGCCGAGCGCGGCCCTTCAGCGGCGGCTCCTCCCGCAGCGCCTGCACCGGAGCGATCTGCCGGGTGATCCCATCCAGCGGGGCAGCCAGCGGAATCTCGAAGATGGACCGCAGCTCCGGCTGCGAGACCGAGTCCTCGCTGACCAGCCGGTCCTGACGCCACGTCTGGCCGGCGCGCAACCGCTCGGCCAACGCCGCACGCTGCCCTTCGACCTCGGCGAGCCGGGCCCGCAGTGCGGCGTTCGTCGACTCCAGCCCGTCGATCCGGTCCCGGTTCGCACGCAGCGTCTCGGCCGCCTCCGACACGGACTCGTTCGTCGAGTGCCGCTCCTCCCGCAACCGGTCGATCTCCGCGAGCAGCACCGCGAGATGACCACTGATCACCGGAGCCACACGGTCCGACATCAGACCCAGCAGATCCAGCGACCGGATCTCCCGCTCGCGCTCTACGGACAGCGGCTGCGGCTCGGACCCGACCGGCATCGGCATCGCATACGCCACCGATGCGAGACCCATCTCCCGCAGCTCCACGTACCGCGTCAGCACCGAGTCCGGCGCACCCGCCACCGAACCGGCCAGCGCGTACAAGCCGTGCCCGTCACGCGTCAGGTGACGGCGCATCCAGCACGTGCCGTCCTGCGTGTTCACGACCAGCGGGTCGTGCGTCGTCGGGGCGCTCATGCCGCACCGTCCAGCAGGGGCAGCTCCGTACCGAAGATCGCCTCAAGTTCCATCCGCGTCGACATCGCCAGACGCGGGCACTTCGCCGGGTCGACACCGTCGATCACGTACAGCACGGCGCCATTCCGGGTGTGCTCCGTAGCGCGCCAGATCTTGCCGTTCGGGGCGAGCAAGTCGCCGGCGGTCGTGTTCTCGGGGTTAATCTGAGTGGTCACGGGGACCTCTTTCGTTGCTGGATGGGGTTGCCGAGTTGGAGGGCTGCTCGGGCCGGGAAGTCGGAGCGGCCCTTCGGCGCGTAACGGGGTGGGTCAGGCGGCGTCGGCCGCGGGCCGGACGATGTCCGCCGGCCGGGGCGCCGGGACACGGAACGTGGCGAACAGGGCGCGGCCGCGGATGATCTGCTCCGGGGTGAACCGGGGGGCGTCAGCCACGGCGCGGTCGACGCGCTCGGCGCAGCCAGGGAACGTGGCCTCGCAGTCGGCGAAGGAGAACGGTCCGCCGCTCATCACGCGAGCGCCCTCTGCCGGAGACCCGCGAGACGGAACACCGGCGTGCAGAGGATGAGCAGTTCCACGCCAATCGCGTGGCACAGGGCCTCAGCCGTCGAGCCGTAGACCTTCTCGGTCTCTCCGCTGAGGATGTTGCCGACCGTTCCGTGGGCGACGCCGGCCGCTTCGGCCAGGTCGCGGATGCTCATCTCGGAGCCGGTCTTGGTGCGCTTCATCAGGCGCTTCAGGAGATCGCGGTCCACTTCGAAGAGTGGCTCGGGCTTTGTTGCGGGTGCTTGAGCAGGTGCAGTCACGTCTACCTCGTGAGATGTATCGCCTGCGGTGTCTATCCGCTTGGATGGATAGAGCATGGCACGGCGGCGGACGACTTGTCCATCCTCTTAGACGGATGAATCTCGCGTGTCTGACGAGGTAGATGGTTGGGTCTCGTTTTCGCCAACCTGAGCGTGCGCTCTGGCGCGAGCCGTCCATTTGCATGGACACTCTGTCCGGCGCATAACTCGTCGGGCCTGCGCCACCAGGGGGTATCTGCTCCACACCCCCCTGACCTCATGGACACCCCACGGCCCATGTAGCGACACGGAGTGGCAGGATGAGCCTCATGGCGGCGGAAGATCAGCAGGCGACTGGGCCGGCGCGGACCCAGTTCCGAGACCTGGTGGCCGAGCGGAAGAGTGCGCTCAAGCTCAGCTACATGAGGCTGGCTGCGCGGTGCCTGCATCCGGTCACGGGGCAGCAGACCGTCAAGCACGCGTGGCTACAGCGGGTCGTGACTGGCGAGCCTGTCGAAGCTCCCGACTACGACATGCTGCTCGGCATGTCGGAGGGCTTGCAGGTCGACATCGACGTCCTCCAAGATGCGGCGTCCGCGCAGTTCTTCGGCTCACAGAAGGTGTTCATCGAGTCGGCTGAGGCGAAAGCTTTCCTTGAGGACGCGGACCGGTTGACGGAGACGCAACGGGAGGCCGTTCAGGCGTTGATGCGGTCGCTCGCCGAGGGGCGCTAACGGACGTAGCGGCAGAATCCCCGGCATGATCATTGGCCTTTGTGACTACGGTCGGTAGTAGTTCGCGGCGGGGTGTAGTCGAACAACGTTCAACATGGCAGCATTACTGAATCGCCCGGGAAGCGTGTGAACAGCGGTCAACCTGCATGAACGGCATGTTCGGATGCTCGAACAGGTCGAGGTGTGCACGTCCCTGGGGGTGCCATGACGCAAGACAGCAAGGCCAGCGCACGCACAACGGTCCGGGCCCAGATCTGTTTCAGCGATGAACTGCCCGCGAACATCCCCCCGTTCGAACTCCCGCCAGGAGTGAACATGATTGAAGTCGAACTCGACGACATCACGTACATCATCATCCGGCCGGGCGGTATGGAGCGCCCCCTGTACGACGAGTGGAACCGCTACCTCGACAGGGTTACGACCCAAGGGAATTGGCATCGCGAACCCAGCCGCGGCGTGCCCCGCAAGCCCTGATCCATACAGGCTGAAGCCCCCTGACCTGCAAGGTTAAAGGGGGCTTTCCTGTGCCTTCGGCCTGCCAAGCACCTGCGCAAGCCACCCTTAACGTGCCAGCATGAGGCATGCGCCACGAACCCGCTGACCCGCAACTCGCCGCGATCTACTGCCGCATGAGTGAAGACCGTGAAGGCGGCGGCCTCGGCGTCGACCGACAACGCGAGGACTGCGAGCAGCTCGCACAGCAACTCGGCATCACCGTCGTCCGCGTCTACACCGACAACGACCTCAGCGCCTACAGCGGCAAGCCCCGCCCCGGATACCAGGCCATGCTCGAAGCCCTCCGTAACGGGACCTACGGCGCCGTCATCGCCTGGCACACCGACCGCCTCCACCGCAGGCCCACAGAGCTGGAGGAGTACATCGACGTCTGTGAGCCGCGCCAGATCCAGACCCGCACCGTGAAGGCCGGCAGCCTCGACCTGTCCACGGCCACCGGCCGGATGATCGCCCGACAGCTCGGCGTCCAGGCCCGCTATGAAGTCGAGCGGATGATCGAGCGGCAGCGGCGCGCGCGCGAGCAGAAGGTCCAGCGCGGCGAATGGTCCGGCGGCCCACGCCCCTACGGCTGGGAGAAGGACGGCGTCACGCCGGTCACCGAGGAGATTGCCGTCATCCGTGAGGCCGCCGACGCGGTTCTCGCGGGTGGGTCCATCCGAGCTCTGGCCGCCGATTTCAACGCCCGCGGTCTGCTTACCAGCCAGGGAGGGCAGTGGGACGGCGGAACCCTGACTCGCATGCTGAAGCGGTCCCGGAACGCGGGCATCCTCCAGCACCGCGGCGAGGAAGCTGGCCCGTCGAAGTGGGACGCGGCCCTTGACGAGCCGACGTGGCGCAGCCTGCGCGCCGTCCTCGACGACCCGTCCCGGATCCCCACCGCGTCGAACGTGCGCAAGCACCTCGGCTCCGGCCTGTACCTGTGCGGCGTGTGCCGCGAGCCGCTCACCTCCTTCTCGAAGGGCAGCGGCCACCCCGCGAAGTACAAGTGCCGCAAGAACAACTGCGTCCTGCGCGACCTGGACCTCCTCGACAAGTGGGTCGTCTGGCACCTGCTGCGCCGCCTGAAGGAGCCGGACGCGGCAGAGGTATTCGCCCGCCGGGAGGACGGCGGCCCGGACCTGAAAGCTACGCAGCAGAAGCTGACGAAGGCGCGCGAGAAGCTCGACGAGCTGGCCGCGGCGTTCGGCGCAGGCGAGATCGACATGCAGGAGTGGCGGATCGCCCGCGAGGCCGCGCGCACCAAGAAGGCCGAGGCCGAGGCGATCCTGTCGTCCGCAGTCAGGGTGAACCCGATCGCCGAACTGCTGAGCGCAGACGACATGGGCGCCGCGTGGACGGCCTGGGACCTGGCCCGGAAGCGGGCAGGAATCGACTGGGCGATGACCGTGCGGGTCCTGCCGGCGAAGATCGGGCGTCAGCCCGGGGGCGGGTACTGGGATCCCGATGCGGTGGACATCAAGTGGAAGAAGTAGCAGTGCCCCCGACCGCGGCCGGGGGCACTGCTGGCCCCTCCTCCGGTCGCCCGGGAAAAGCTACAGAGGAGGGGCTGCTCACTGGTTGCGTGAATCAACGGTGAACAGTCTGTGTCGTGCAGGTGAATCATGCGATGTGCCGCAGGCCTATGCAAGATGCAAAAGCTCACGCTGCTCAACGACGATTCGGGGCCAAGGTGTCTTGCCCTCACGCTTGAAGTCTGCATCAAAATGTACGGTCGACGATACAGACACAAGATCTTGAGCGGGACACCGTGGGCCTGTGCTATCCGCCCCGCCACCCGACGACTGGGTCCTCGCCCGCCGCCGCGCCATCGGGGAACAGATCCGCACCACCCGCCGCGCCGCACGC